GTTTAGGCACAATGTAACTGAAGATATGGTTAAGTTTATTAATGCTACTGAGGGTGATGAGTTTAGAGATATCTACAAAGAAAACTTACTGGGGTTTTCAGATGTAATGCAGTTAGGTAGATATGGCATGACTGAATATCTTAATGCTGTGAAGTTTGTAAGTTATAAGCTACTGGGTGATTCTAATACTATTGCTTACGCTAAGGTGTTTCCTGACAGATATCAGAGATTGGTAGATAAGAACACTCCGATGAAGACTATCTCTAGCTTCTCAACGACTTACAACAAAGGTGCGTTAGTTCATAAGATATTAGAGCGTACATTGGTGCCTGTGCATATTCTAAATATGGATGTACATCAAGAAGCTATTAATATTCAAGCTGAGCTTATGAGAGATGCCAAATCAGAGACTGTTAGACAGAAGGCAGCTGAATGCTTGATTATGCAATTAAAAGCCCCAGAAACGGCTAAGATTGAAGTTGACGTTAATTACAACAATGATTCTATTGATGAGTTGAGGGCTACGACTAGAGCTTTAGCCCAGCAACAACTTAAGTTAATTCAGAGTGGAGCTGTTACAGCTGAAGATATGGCACACTCAGATATTATTGCCAGGAAGAAAGATACTGTTGAAACTGAGTACGAAGAAGTATGATTACTGGGTTACTAGTTATGGTGGGGGTTTACTTGCTAGTGGGAAGTGTGGTATTACTAATAATGTGGAGAATAAAATGATACATTGCATGAATGATTGTTTAGGTAAGTTGAAAGCTATTAAGTTAATGGCACAGGTGGGGATGAATGAATCTAATGACTCATCTGAGAGAAATAGGTTTGAGCAGATCTCTATGGAGGTTAGCTATCTTATTGTAGAGGCTGAACAAGATGATGCTAAACGTGTTGAACATTTGAGGACGTACAGAAAATAATGGAAGGATTAGTTAAGAAGACCGTTGAAGAATGGTTAAACGATATTGACTATTCTCTAGATGCAAGTTATGTGCCTAGCGAGTTTGCATTAGAATTTGTTAGTTTTATTAAGCTAGTTAACGGTGAACGTGGTGAAGAGAATAAAACACCTGTAATTCATTACAAGATGTTAGATAACATTACTGGCAAGAGGCAGAATACCGTTAACATGTGTTCACGTGGTCTTGCTAAGACAACTATCCTGGCAGAGTATCTAATACTGTATTTAGCTGTGTATGGCTCTATTCCTGGATTTGGTGATGTAGATTATGGTTTGTATGTTTCTGACTCAATTGAGAATGGTGTCAAGAAAATGAGACTACGTTTAGAGCGTAGATGTGATAACAGCCCATTCCTTAAAGCTTATCTAGATAAATCTAAGTTTACTGACATTAGATGGTACTTTAAAAATAATCAAGGGAAAGAGCTGGTAATAACGGGTCATGGTGCTAAGACTGGTGTTCGTGGAACAGTAGAGCTGAATACTAGGCCTCAGTTAGCGATACTGGATGACTTACTCTCAGATGATGATGCCAGGTCACCTACTATTATTGAAAGTGTAGAAAATACTATTTACTCAGCTATTGACTATGCGTTGCATCCTAATAGACGTAAAGTAATCTGGTCAGGTACCCCCTTTAATGCTAAAGACCCTCTGTACAAGGCAGTAGAGTCTGGAGTGTGGTATGTTAACGTTTACCCAGTATGTGAAGAGTTTCCTGTACCTGAAAGTGACTTTAAGGGAGCTTGGGAGGACAGATTTAACTATGAGTATGTGAAGAGTCAGTATGATAAGTCTAAAGGTGCTGGTAAGTTAGACAGCTTCAACCAGGAGCTAATGCTACGTATTATGTCTGAGGAAGAACGTCTCATTAAGGATAGTGATATTACTTGGTATAAGCATTCTAATGTTAAGAATAACATGGGAGCATTTAACTTCTATATTACGACTGACTTCGCTACTAGTGAGAAAGAGTCTGCTGACTTTAGTACGATAAATGTGTGGGCTTATAATAATCAGGGTGACTGGTTATGGGTAGATGGATTCTGTAAGAAAGCTCTGATGGATAAATCTATAGATGAATTATTTAGATTAGCTCAGAAATACCGCCCACAGGAAGTAGGTGTAGAGGTGACGGGGCAGCAGGGGGGTTTTATAGCATGGATTCAGAATGAGATGATGAACCGTAATATTTACTTTACCTTATCTTCAGGCCGTGGGAAGACTACTCCTGGCATACGTCCTAATAAGGATAAGATGAGCCGATTCCAGCAAATGGCGGTACCACTATTCAAATCGGGTAAGTTATGGTTTCCTGAGGAGCTGAGGGACTCTGCTGAGTTAGCTGAGATGATGAATGAGTTACAGTTAGCCACAGTTAAAGGTTTTAAGTCTAAGCATGATGATCAGATAGATAATATCTCTATGTTAGGTGAGTTTAATGCATGGAAGCCTAGTGAGGTATCTACAGATGCTCATAATAAAGATGGGACTATGATGTGGGATGATGAAGAACCTGAAGAAGCGGGTGAAAGTTCATATTTTGTATAAAGATGTATGTGCAGTAAATAACGTGGTATGATAAATACACAGTATTTATTTTAGGATAACATAGTGAAAGTATACGAGTATATAGAGTTTTTAGTTAATGGTGAGATTAGTAACTTAGCAGTAGCTAATGTGGGGGATATGACTCCAGGAGCTTCCCCTGCTCCGTCAACATTACAGGTAGCTAATCAGAATAAGATACGCACACACATAAATTTAGCAAATATTGAATTACATAAGAAGTTCAATATCTTACAAAAGGATATGGAGTTAGACTTCGCACTAGCAGGAGAAGAATTCAAACTAGCCGATGATTTCTTACACGCAACAAGCTGTATTTTCACAGATGGTGATGAAGTTACAATCAATAATGAAAAAACTAATATAGTAGATGGTGTAGATAGTAATGTGTCTGTGTTGTTTAAGGACCCTACTAAGCTAGTTATAAAAGGTACTGATACAGATGGTAGAAAGGACATGGTACTTACGTACACTGCTTCACCTAAGTTAGCTGCGACTATTACTGTTAACCTAGGATTACCTCAACTATACACAGAGGCTTTGCTTAACTATGCTGCGTATAAAGCACACACTGCTATTAGTGGTGACATGAAAGCTGAGAACAATACATACTACTTACGCTATGTCGAAAGTTGTAAACAAATTAACCTACTAGGCTTACGCAACCCAGATAACTTAGACTCAAACACTAAATTAACAGATAGAGGTTTTATTTAGAAAACTAGTGTTATAATTAAGACAAATTTATTGCATGTCATATGCTGAGAACAACCTCCAGGAGGAGTTAAATAATGGCTTACTACGATACAATCAACCTCGTTGCTGGGGATGACAAACCTGAATTAAATTTCACGTTAAGAGACTCTAACACTGCAGCAGCAGGTAAAACACTTGATGAAGATGATGCTACTACGTGGGCTCCTATTGACTTAACTGCTGAAACTATAAAAGTACATTTTAGACTTCTTGGTAGTTCCGGTATTTTAGATACTATGACATGTGGTAAAACTCCACCTTATACGAGTGGGTTATGTTTTATGCAGTGGAATACCACGACTTTAGATGTTGATGCAGGTACTTACGAAGGTGAAATTGAGTTAGAAGATTCTACCGGGCGTAAGCAAACCATCTTTGACAAACTAAAGTTTAAGGTAAGAGACGACTTCTAGCTGTGGCGATAAGAGCTACAATATCATTAAAACAAGTACAGGCTTCAACGTCTGTAATAAAGGTTGAAGCTCAGACTACCTATCAGAATAGTAGCGCTACTGGTATTTGGGTAGACCCAGATTCTAATAATAGAGTTGTAAGGGATGAGATACCTCTTAGTGAAGTCCTTGTAAATGTCTTTAGTAAAGTTCTAGAAGACACTGCTACTGTTACAGAACAATATGCTTCAAGCTACACAAAGAATAATGCACCTGAATTGCTTAATCTACTAGATGATTTTGTTAAAGTAGTTTCGTATAAGCGGGACTTTACAGATGCATTTACCTTAGATGATGCTAGTCAGATTGACAAAGACTACTATGGTAATAAAGGCAATATAACAACGTTATTAGACATAATTGGATTAACACA